TCTTTATAGCCATTCATTCACAAGCCCTGGCACGCACTAGACAGGTACCCTTGGAAGAATGTATAAACATACGCAACAGCCTAGAGACATTGGGATATCATAGTATAAACAAGGACCTATATGAAAATGCCTTTAGGCAAGTTAGACTACATTGTGATTCTAAGGCTAGTTATGTGGTATCTAGAACAAAATCAATAAATAAAGGGCCAAACGGTTAAGGTTCCTACCCAGGATCCCAGTGGTAATAGTTTTGGACCTTTCCTCACTCACAAGGTAAATGGGCGTTTGGCACCCCCTATTTGGAAATGAAGTAAATAAGATTATGGAACTTGAAAAACAATCAGACCCTAAAATCACGCCTGAAAAAGGCAAGAATGGTGGAGCCAGACCAGGTGCTGGCCGTCCTAAAGGTTCTACACACAAGATCACTGCCAAGGACATTTTGGCCACTGCTCAACAGATCGTTGGCAAGCCTCTAGTTGTTAGCATTATGGAAGGCTACCGTGATACCATTATAGAAGGCGATCGTAAGGGTCGTCAGATCTATGAAAAGATGTTATTGGATAAATCTGCTGCCACTATGTTGGATGTTGAAGTAGAAGATGTGGGAGATTTAGTCAGTGCCAAGGCTTTAGCGTTTAGTGAAGCCATTAAACAACTTAGCCAAATAAACCCTCAAGATACCCCCAAAGAATAACATATTATAAATAAAAGGTAAGGAAATCATATGCCACTCATTAAATCTACCAGCAAAAAAGCCTTTGGCGAAAACATCCGTCGCGAGATGGCCGCAGGCAAGCCTCAGAAGCAAGCAGTGGCCATAGCCTACTCAACCAAACGTTCTGCAGAACACAAAGGATCCACAATGAAACACGAAGTAAAAAAACCCGCACACCCTACTGCTCATTCCAAAATGCACGAAGAGCATAAGGCCAAGATGGAAGCCCATAAAGAAATGATGGCTCACCACAAAGAAAAAATGGCCCATCACAAAGAAAAAATGATGGCTGCTAAGACCAAGGGAATGAAATAATCATGGCTAACACTACACTAAGTCGCAAGGCTGGCAACACTATGAAGAAAGGTGAGGGCTACCATAGTCCTATGACCCGTAGTGACCAAGAAGATAAGAATATGGACTTTGATGGTCTACGTAATGGTAGCAGTCAAGGACACACTGCTAACCGTTGGGCACACAATCAACACACTGGTGTTTGTAATGAAGGTGCTTTGATTCAACACGCTCAAATGCCTAACCGTAAGGGCAACATTGAACGCCACGAAGCACGTAGAGTACCTCCTGCCACTGCTGGTGCCAGCAAGAACCCTGTGCATAGTGGAGCCCGTAGTTGGGAACCCAATGCCAAGGAAAACTTCAAAGGCAATGCTGACAAGATTCAAGATCGTCAGATGTACAACCGTGTGGGCAACAAGGACTAATATGAAAGCACATAAACACGATGGGTTCCCAGAAGAACCAGAACACAAGGCCAAGCACGCTCATTGGATTGCTGAAGCCATCAAACATCCAGGTGCTTTACACAAAGAACTACACGTTCCAGAAGGTAAAAAGATTCCTACTAAAAAGTTGGCCAAGGCCGCTAAGGCAGGTGGCGTAGAAGGTCGTAGAGCCCGTCTTGCTGAAACTTTAGAACACCTACATAAAGGAAAATAAAATGGCAGAACACAAATATGCAGGCAATCCACACGGTGTCAAGGATGTCAATGTAAAACAAGGTAGTGGTAAGGGTCTAGCCTACGACAGCGAAAAGAGAAAGGCCTTTAAGGCTGCTAAAGCAGAACGAGCACCATTGGCTGATCATATTCACGCTGCCTTTGACCGCATTGGACAATATGAAATAGACGAAGACAAATATTGGAACAAAGTTCCTGATGTTGACGGTGAAATCAAACAAAAGAAGTTTGGTAAAAAATAAACTTTGATTGGACGTCAAAGGGGCTTTCTAAGTGTGCCTAAAACACTTAGATTTATTTGATTGGATTATGATATGAAAAAAAACTCCCCCACAACACAAGACCCTTGGAATGAAACCACAGAAACCCCTGAGGAAGAAGTGGAAGTTTCTATGGCTCCTACCTTTGAAGAGCCAGAAGCAGCGATTCCTCCACAAGCCCCACAGATCCCTGATAAACTAGAATACAGCCTAGAAGGCTTAAAGGCTGACTTTGCCACTGCCAAAGAACTAGAGCAGTTTGTATTTGATGAAACTGGTGTTAGTCTAAAGATCAGAGGCATTGATCCAGAACTGCGTTTTAAGATTGCCCTCAATGTACTAAATGATCAAGAAGTAGATCCCAAATACATCACAGGCTCCAATCCCTATGTGGACAACAAGGACCTTATTCCTGAAGATCCCTTAAAGCCTATCCCACGACGTGATCCTCGCCTACCCGCAGAAGAACCTATGACCGTGTTTCACGATATGAGTGTGCCACATCCAGATAGAGATCTAAGAGCCGTGGATGCCAAGGTAAATTGTATGTTTAGAACCTATGCTGATGGCAGCATTAGTTATGAAATCCTTGGACCATTGGAAAAACACGCACATGGTGAAAAGTTGGACAAGTATGGTCGCAGCCGCCCTGAAAAGTTTATATGGATTGATCCACGTACTGGTGAACAAGGTCTACGCTATGCTGACGGTAGTTATAGTGTTATGGGCAAGCGCCTAAGAACTCTAATGGAAAGTAAGAAAGTCAACCGTAATCAAAGCGTGTGGAGTGTTTGGATTGACCGTAGTTTCACAGCCTTTAACCAATCTGCTGTTGATAATCCTTGGTTAGAATAATGCAGGCCAATACTGATTCTGATGCCGTTGTCCAGGATCTAAAAATCCTAGGTAAGATAGGTGCTGCCCAGCGTGGCGCCTTTATGGAAAAGTTTCCAGGACAATGTGAACACATACTACGCCTGATTGCTGAACGCCTACACGCTGGACTAGACAAACGTGTGGGTGTGGTGTTGACCAATCCTGACACTTGGACTCTAACCTGTGAGGAGATAGAACAACTGGCCCACGCTATGTACACTATCAATGAAATAAGGTTAAGTCTCAATGATAGACCCACACTTTGATCCATTTGCTGTTTTACAAGAAAACTGCGAAAACATAGAAGCACTCAGTGGCCAAGTGGCACATTTGGCACAGGTACTACAAGCAGCCACAAGACATCTACAGGAACTTAATCAACTATTGCTTAATGTTCAGTATATGACCATCAACCTTAATGAGCGTGTAAAGGCCATTGAGGAATCTCAAGAATGATATTTGCCACAAAGGAAACACAATGAAATATCAACTCATACAGGGCGATAACAGGGCGGCCCTTAAACATTTCCCTGACAACCACTTTGACAGCATTGTCACAGATCCACCCTATGGTATTGACTTTCTTGGTAAAGCCTGGGACGCCAACACTGGCGCATTGGAGACATATCAAGAATGTCTGCGTGTATTGAAACCTGGTGGACATATTCTTGCGTTCTCAGCAGCCAGAACCTATCATCACCTTGCTGTCACATTGGAGCAGGCAGGCTTTGAGATCCGTGATCAAATAATGTGGATTTATAGTTCAGGCTTTCCCAAGAGTCAGGATGTGGGCCGTCAGATACACAAGCGATCCATTGGCAAGCCAGACAAACAAAGATTTGATACTGCTATTATGATTAAAGTGAGTACTGACACTTATCGCCATCCTGATAACAATAAAATCTATCGTGCCTTACCTGATATCAATGGTGATAGATTGGAAAAAAGCCACGAAGGCGAAAAGTATGGCACCATATATGAAGAAGTCATAGAAGTAAACAATGCTTGGTCAGGATGGGGCACTGCCTTAAAGCCCGCCCACGAACCCATAGCATTGGCTCGCAAGCCCTTGAAAAGCACCATCAAGGCCAATGTGGTCAAATGGGGCACGGGAGCACTGAATATTGATGCTACGAGAATAGAAGGACTAACTGAAAAAGAACTCAACTGGACTCCACAGCGACAGCAAGCAGGCGACACAACAGAAATAGGCACTTTTGGTGCTTCAGGATTGGTTGGACAAGAAATATCAATGTTCAATGAAAAGGGTCGCTTTCCCTCCAATGTCATAGGTGAAATTCCCAACTACCAAAAGTATTTCTACTGCCCAAAAGTCAGCCGCAGAGAGAGACATACGGGGTTTGATTTAGAAACTATTCCTACCAATCCTGACGGTATGATGAGTCGTGATGAGAATGGACAACTGGTTAATAACTATACAGCAAAAAAAGCAGCCGTGGGCAACAACCATCCTACGGTAAAGCCTGTGGAACTTATGAAGTATCTGATTAAACTCATCACCCCACAGGGAGGCAAGATCCTTGATCCTTTCAACGGTTCAGGATCAACTGGTATGGCCGCAGTGGAACTAGGTTTTGAATATGTGGGCATTGACCTTGATGAACATTATATTGAC